TCATACATTGCCTTCCTTCTGGGTGTTAACCTGTCCAAGGGAGAGTTCCGGCAAAAGCCCGCTAAAAACATCCCCGGTGGTTACCGCCACATCATTCAAGTCGTTTTCAAGAGCATGATCCGCATATACCTTGAAAACAGCCTCCGTCTTATGCCCGGTGGCCAACATGACTTTGCGGGCTTCAATTTTGTCGGCCATCCGCGCCGCATAAAAATGACGCCAGGAATGGAAAACCACATTCCGCTTCTTCCAATAATCCACCGCCTCTTGACGAATTTTTTTTGCTTCCGCCCGGTCCTTCAGCGCTTCCGGTTTTTGAGATCTCCCCCAATTCTTAACCACATAAGATTCCCCTAAGCGCAAACGAATAAGCATTTTCTTTAAAGCCAGAAGCTGTCCTTCCTGGTCCCAGGGTCTTTCCCTTAAAGAAAGGAATCCAATATAAATAGGCCCTTTCAAGGCTTAATTTGGTGTGGGTCTGGCCAATTCGTAATTTATGGGAGTGTTTTTCTTGTACATAGGGAGAGCGTTTATAATCCCAAAAACGAGTAATAAAATCCTCAAAAAGTTCATCGCCAAGGGTATTTTGCCGGATTATCAAGCTCACAAGCCCTTGGTCCTGAAGGATTTTCTCAATTTTTAGGACATCCTGGCTAGTTAAGGCGGCATTTTTAAGCCCGGCTAGGATTTGGGCTGTACTCAATACATCCGACACTAATCGAGCCGATGGCGAAAGAGCGGTCTTAGGCTGTTTTTTGGGTATTCCTTTAGCCAACCAGTCATAGACAATTAGGAGAGCTTCATCTCTCGTGGATTTACCAGTGGATAAGGCGGAAAGCCGCTGTTTAGTTTCAGGATTGATAAACTGGACGTAAAAAATGCCATTACGAGGGTGTAAATGGAATTGCCGCTCTTGCTGACGTATCATGTCACAATCTCCCTAAGCAAAACCAGAACAAACCCCTTAAATGGGGTTTTGCTCATAGTGCTTGCTCATAGTTTTAATCATGAATGAACGCCAGTTTTCTTGTGGTTCAATTAAATCCTTACAACGTAAGTAGGTATCAGACAAAGATATTATGTTATGAACAGCGATTTATGCTCTTATTCTATTACAGGATATAGAATTAGTCAATAGCAGACATGAAATATTTTACGAAGGTTTATGATAGAAAACGACCCTTTGTTGCATACATAACTGCATACATTTTATGATATTCGACGACAATATCCCCATTCCCAATATGATAAAGGTCATTTTCAAAAGCCTAATCCCGGCCCTTTCTGCCTGAACCCTGCTAGGAGCAGTCCATCCCTGAACCCTGTTCCGCTAACCCAGAGCCCGAAGCCCCGCCTGTGCCCTCCCTTTTTCTGCCTGGTCCCTCGCAAACCGGGGCCGCCATTCCTCAAGCCGCCGCCCCACCCCCTGTTGTATGCCGCCACCTGGCCCCGCTGTCCGCCGCCTGCAACCCGGCGCATACCGAATCCGTAGGACAAACCGCCACAAGCCGTTCCGGTCGCTCCGTAAACTCCGCTCCCTCCACGGCCCATGGCGCTTTACCCATTAACCAAGGGGGATAAAGGCGGGGACACCATCATTCAAACCGGAAGCCTTTACACCCAGCAGTAAAGCTGCCAATCCAGGCGGCCCCGCCTTCCCCCTTGACCCCCATAACCACCCCGGCCATCCAATATGCGCCAACACCCGCCGCCTGCCCTTGGCAAGCGGCGCATCAGCCGTACCTACAGCCTGGCCCAAAGATTCGCCCTGAAAGCCGCACCCCCATTTTGAAGCCCCCGCCCGCAGCCTCCAAAGCCGGGGCATAATTCCCAGCGGCCCTCCATTGCCCCATACCGTCCAGCCCTCATGGGGACTAAACCGCATGGGGCAATTCCGGGCCGCCTAAAGCCCACATCAGCCGGTGGGATCCTCCGGCGCTGCGCTTCTCCGGACACCACCGGCCCCCGTCTTTTCCGCATGGTCCTTCGCATACCGGGGCCATCATCCCCAACCCGCCGCACATCGGCCTTTATCCCCACAAGCCATTATCCCCAGCGCTCCGGGGGCGTCCTGCCCCCTCCGCGCCGCATGGTGGCTAGTCCTCACGCCTCCATGCGTACCGTTATCCACACAGGCAGTTATTCTAACGCCCTAACGGGCGCCGCTGCTTCGCCCGTGTAAACCCTATTTCCCATCGGCTTTTCATAGCACCGTGGGGAGAAATGCGTACAGTGCCCACCCCGGGGCCGCGCAACCTTCAAGCATAGAGTAGTCAGGTGGTGGTGTATGGACGACCTCCATTGTCCCTCCCCCTCGCCGCCGGGCTTCCCCCACTTCCGGAGAAATAGGAGGGGTTTTTTCCACTGTCCCAGCGCCCATTTTATCTTCAACACAGCTTTCCCTGGCTACCGCCACTTTTACTATCACTTTTGCATCGTATCCCTGGGGGCCGCTGGGACAGTGGAAAAAACCCTTGCATCCACGGCTCATAGGGGGAGGAGCAGCCACCGGCGTGGCCGGTGGCAGAGCGGAAAAAAACCACACCGGCGTCCATGCCGGCGTGGTTTTTTCTCCCAGGCGGCGTCCTGCCGCCTCGTCCATACACCACCACAGCGGGGAGTGGTAAGCCCACCCGGTTTTTCGTCTTCCCATGAAGCCCAGCGGAGTCCGCCCCACAGCTGACGCAAGTGTATAACCCCAATCGCTGGTATAAAGGCCCGCATACCGTTACATACATTCGCAATAACCGCCACCCCTACGGGTAGGCGGCAAGAATCCACAACAAAAACCATCATCCCCCAAAGAGGCTCTGCCTACTTCCTCCGTATAACACAGCAACCCCTACGGGGATGCCGTGCCGAGCCCCAATAACCGCCCCTTCGGGGCGGCCAAAAACCAATCCCCGGCAAATGACCAATGACACTCGCAATACCCTAATTTCCGAAACCCCCTCTATTATCTTAAGATATACCTATTTCCCTTTTTTTTATTGTCATAATAGTCATAAAAAAAATAAATAGAAACAGTATTAGTATTCAGTAGTATTGGGTAGCAAAAAATACCCATAAAACGCAATGACAGAAATCCCCCAAAAAAAGCCCATATTTTTGTCATTTATGACAAGGTTTCAGTCATTTTTTGCCCGTGAGGGGGGAGCGCGCGCGCCATAAAATTGCCCGGAATTGCACAGCCTGATTTCAAACCCTGCCGGAACCGGAAAACCAAGCCAGAACCCGTATAAAGAAAAAGCCCTGCGGCATAAAATATACCAGCAGGGCATACACTAAAAACGCCAAAAAACAAGCGCCCGTGTTTTCACTTTCCAACAACCGGGGGCGCACGGGGGCCGCCCAAAAACCGCACGCGAAACATTGAGCGTGTCCTTCCGGTAAAGTTGGCACGGCGTGGGGCTCAATAAAGCCCCAAATACAATAATGGCTACAAGCCCCCGGTGGCCCGGAAAAAATCCCTACTCCTCCCTAGCCCTCAGCATAATCCCCGCCCAGTACCTTGCCTCCGCAGTCCTGGTCCGGCTAAACCCCATCTCCTTCAGCCGCTGGGAAAGAATCCGCTCGCACATCGCCTTCTCGTTATTCTGCTCACACCAATCCTGATACGCCTTAAACAGCTCCCGGATCCTGATACTCACCCCCGGCGACTGAACGCAGCGCTCTTTCAGGAAAATCCCGATCACGTCCATTTCCCCCTTGTAGTCATCGGTCACCGCCAGAACCGCCTCCGGCACCACCAGCCCCTCCCTAAGCCAGCGGTACGCCCCTTCCAGCAGCCAGTTCAGAATCCCCGAAGCTTCCGCCCGCAGCTTTTCCTCCAGGTGCTTGTCCTGCCTGTCCGCCTCAATCCGGGTAGTAAAGGGAATCAGCTTAATCCGCCGCCAGATGCCAAAGTCCGTCCCCTTGACCGTAGGCTTGTGGTTAGTCCCCATGAAAATCTTGAAGGTCGGCGTGAAGGAAAAGTATTCCCCGTAAAGAAACCGCGCAGTAACCTTGTCATTCCCCGTAATCTGCTTAATCAAAGGTTCCGAAAGCCGCCGCCCCTGGTCAAGCTCGGTAGTACTCACAAACCGCGCCCCCCGCAGCCGGGCAATATCGTTGGTAGCCTGCTCATTGTTCCGCTTCATAAACGTATCGGTAGTAGTAGTAATCGCGTAGTCCCCCAGGATATACATCAGGGTATTCAGAAAAGTACTCTTGCCATTGGCGCCGGACCCAAACAGAATAAACATAGACTGCTCCGACACATCCCCGGTAATAGCCATCCCCGTCACGGCCTGCAGAAAGCCGATAATATCCCCGTTGCAGTTCATGATCTCCCGGACAAACTGCTTCCACGCCGGACAGCCCGCCGCCGGGTCATACACTACATTGGCAGTTTTAGTAATCATGTCCTCCTGCCTATGCTCCCGGAACAAACCGCCCTTAATGTCAATGGTGCCATTCTGCACATTGAGCAGCCAGGGGTTGCTGTCCAGCTCCTCGCTGGAAATATTCAGCTCCCTAATCCAGGAAGCCGCCTTGATAAACGCCTCCCGCCGCCTCACACTTTCGCTCAGCATGGCGTACTTCTCGATTTCTATCCGTTCCCGGTAATCCTGGGTCTTCAGCAGATCGTCATAAATACCTCGGACCATAGCCAGCCCCTTTTCATGAATCAAGGCCCCGTCATCTATCCGCCAGCAGGTACCGTCCCAGACAACCCACTTCTTCCAAGCCCCGTTATACCGGATATCCCGCCCATAAATACTGAGCAGCCGCTCCGCATTGGTAGCATCGGTAAACTGAATTTTCCCGGCCTTCAAATCGCTGATACGCAGATACATTGATTCGTCGCCCACCCGTTCCGCCATTATAAACCCTCCTGCCTTAAACCAGCCGCATACATCCTGAACCGGAACGCCACCAGATCAAAGGCAATCTCCGGCGTAGACTCAGGCAGCTCCTGCATCATCCGCCCATACATGGAGTACAAAAAAGTAAGGGAACCAGGCTTCCCCAGATATTCCCGGTTTTTGAAAAACGCCACCGCCCGGTATTCGTCATCCGGGATATCTTGTTTCCGCGCCCGGTACCACGTCAAAAGATCATCAGCCCATTCAATCTCATGGGCAGCGTACTCCTCCAGCGCCTTCCGTTGGCGGCGCACATTGTATTGGTACCGTTCCGTCCAATCAACCTTACGCATACACCTGTCCCTAAATGAAAAAACGAGAAAAAAGTGCCATTGAACTACTACAGCATTACTACAAAAATCGGGAAACAAGGGCGGGGACCGCGCCCTCAAAACAAAGACTGCCCTAAACCCATCCCCTGCCACAGCAAAGGGAATACCAAGCAACCAGCGTATAAAGCAGATAAGCAGCAGCAAAGCTATTCCTTTCCGCCATGAATGGCGGTTTTTACCAGGCTTTAGGTGTAGTTTAGTTTTGCTAAACTACAAGCTCATAAAATGCCATGGAGGGCATTTTATGAGCCCTCTTGCCACACAAAGACCCGCACCGTTTCCCCGGCAGCAGTCCGCCCATCGGCAAAGGTGATGAACGCCCACAGGGACCACCACCCGACCTTGTCAATCTCCTCCTCAAGGCACTCATGGAAAATAACCCCTCGTGCCACATCTCCCACACCTGCCGTAAAACTCCCCGTTGAGCCGTCAGGTTTCCGGTACTTAATCGCCGCCGATAAACACCCTTCCAAATCCGTAAAGGTTTTCACGGTAATCCGCAGTGCACTCTGTCCCCGATAAATCCGATTCATCTGTCCCCCTAATGGATACGGCTCTCAAGCACAATCTCCCGGCATATCGCCGACTTCAAAACAAGCTCCTCATTACTTTTTAGGAACCGCCGCAAAAGAAAATCCCGCACAAACCCTACCGTAGCCAGCCTGATAAAAACTCCCAGGCTCCGCAGCGCCTCCCCCGTAGTTCCTGCAGTGTCAAACGCTTCCCGGTGATATTCCCCCAGATGAGCCGTCCCCGCACGGCTCCCCGCAGCTGCATACATCCCCCGTACATAGTCCCCCCAATGCCCCACTGCATCGGAAACTCCCGCCTTCCCGGTCAAAACCCTCAGCAGCAAAGCTGCCCGGCCTGTGGCATCGCTCTCCCTGACGGTCATCAGCATAACCCGAAAAATACCCCGTTTCGTACTGCCGCCCCCGTCAAGGCTTCTCCCGGTTTCAATAATACTGCGCTTATTACCGACAAAACGGCTTTGCGCCGTTGTCGTTTTCACCGTATCTACCGCTTTCCGCAGTAAAGCCCGGCTACCTTTGAGTAAGTCACCAGCTTTTAGCTGTTGGGCCAGTTTCCGGTATATCCCCGCAGCACGGCTTGCCAGGCCCGTCCCCTTTACCGTCGCCGTGTGTTTCCGCACATAGGATGAACCGTGTCCCAGGGCACTGGTATTCCCCCCATCCATGACGCTGACCCGCTTATAACTTGACGTGTGCCCCAGGCCTGCATTATTCCTGCCATTCATAGCCAGAGTCTTTTTATAGGACGCCTCAGGTTTCAATATATCACTTAGTTTTACCCCCTGTGCCAGTGTCTTCTTATAGGCTGCCACAAGTTTCCGGGAATCGCCTAGCGTTACTCCCTGGGCCAGCGTCCTGATATAGGCATTTGCCGGTATTTCAAGGTATATGCTCATCTTCATGTCGTACCGTGCATTGGGCAGCACATTCCTGTATTCGCTTCTTGGATCATTAAATTTGTCATTAAAAATACCAATATCCAAAAACATCAGATCAGAGAGCATTTCATACACCGTGCTATAGTATTCCCTATAGCTGGGGTCAAGCTGCAATTCCTGTGCCCGGAACAAAGGAACGCCATAATCGAATTGCAGAGCCACCCCATTACCATAAAACCCAAACCATATATCCGTATTTGCCGCAATAGCATTAGGGGTAATGGTTGATTTTATCCATCGGTTGATATTTATATACTCATAATTATGGTTTTCCGGCAAAGGGTACCCATAGGTAAACTGATAGCTAAGCAGCTGTTTTGGCCTATTGCCATAATTGCTGTATATAAAAGGCGCAATCGTACAGTCATAGCCGTCCATAATTTTCCCTGCTTTATGGATATACGCATAACAGTCATAGGTTCCATTAAGCGCCACCGGTGTGTTGTATTTATTGAAAGCCGCTTCTTCATACAGCTCTATCCACATGGCGCGTTTCACATTATCCATGGTTTTACCAGGATAGTATTCCTGGCAAGTTTCCCAGTCATCGTAACTTAAATAATCATACTCGTAATACGCCCCAACCGTATTTGACCCGATAACCGGGTCCACCACCACCGGGTACTGAGCTTCCCCCAGCCACCTTTCCGGAATAGTAATAGTCATGACCCCATTTTCTATCCACACATCCCCCCAAACCTTCTGCCCCCGTGCGTCAATAATCCTGGGCCGGTGTATATGGCAAATCTTCCCGGTCCCCACATGGTAGGCGGGGGAGTTAATAACCATCTCCTTTTTATAAACCGCATAGCTTCCCCGCAGTATTTCAGGCCCGAAAGAATCAGGCTGCCTGAAAAAATCAAACTGCTCCCAGCCCTCAATAGCCACAAAGACCTGGTTACCCTCCGGTTCCCGGTTCAGGATAAGGTCATACTCAAAATGCGAACCATCAAGTATCGTAAATCGGTGGCTTTCCCGTTCCCCGGAGTAGTGGAGCGTTCTCTTGTCCCCCCGCAGGGTATAGGAATCCCCGGTAATAGGGCTGAACCGCAGGGCATCCCTGCCCCAGCGGTTCAGCTTCCAGGAAGGGACTTTGCTCCCCAGGCTTACCATCAGCGGAAAATCTTGCGGTGATTGTAAAAATTGTGCCATGGTTTATTGTCCAAGAATAGTTATTTCCCACAGCACCTGCAGGGTATCGCTGATAGTAACATTCACCACCGGCGTAATCTGCGCATACGCCAGGCAATTAGAAGCCGTGGCGTTCCCGTTGAGCAGACACGCTTCGTTTATCCCGTTTGCGTTCAAAGCCCCGGCGGCAAAACTCGCCCGGTAGGTAATAGTGGTATCCCCGGTATTCCCCCAGGCCGCCTTCAACGCCGGGTACCCGCTGTCCAGAGCTTTCATACTCCCCGTAGGGGTATTGCACCGGACATTAGTCTTAACGCTGTTCCCGGTCCAGCCTGTCCCCACTTGAATAAATCCGGCGGAACTACTCACCTTTGTTTTCGTAGGCGAAACCAGCAACGCATCAGCAATCAGCGCGTCACCCTCTCTCGTAACAATATTGTGATGATGGTACAGCATAGGCCGCCCCGGCACACGAAAGAGCCTACCAAACCACCCAGGCGCCCTCCGTTTGATATTCCCGTCCTTATCCAGAACCCGAACCGTAACCATCCCACGAACCCTAATCCTGTCTTTCATTAGTTCCCCCCAAATATCAAAATACTTCCGGCGCCTAAAACAAGCCCGGAAAAAAGGCAAATCACCCCCGTAATAATCATCTTTTTCATTCTGCCCGCTTTTTCATCCCGGTACTGCTGTTCCCAGCGTCGCGCCTCCGCCAGGGCCGCCGCCGTTTCCCGCCGTGCCGTCCCTTCCCGGTCCAGGGCAGCCATGGACGCAGCCTTTGCCGCCTCAGCCGCCGCGCTTTCAATCGCTTCCTCCGCTGCCTCGGACAGTTCCGCCACCAGCGCCGTCACTTCTGTATCGCTGTAGAATCTCATCCCGCCGTTCCCGGAATCGCTCAACATTACTGTCGGAACTTCCCCGGACACCGGGAAGCTCCAAAAACTCATAAGGATCACGAGCGCTGTACTCCTCCCGCAATTCCTGTATTTCACGCTCAGCCTCCCATTGTTCGATAATCGCCAGGTCCCGTTCCCGGAGCCGAATCGCCGCAAGCGCCATCCCCACTAGCAGCAGAGCCGACCCCGCCCCGACAGCCACCCCCCGCCAGAAATCCCCCATCCCTGCTTCCTCCTCGTGCAATAACCTTGAGCCCCACAATCCCGAACAGCACCATTACCATAACCGCAAACCATATCCAGTCCCGGATAAGCCCCTTCACTAAAAGCCACGTTGCCAGGTACAAGCAGAAGGGCTTAAACCCCAGCATCTTGGAAGGCAGGGCAATAAGCCGCTTTCCCAGAATCACCAACAGTTCTTTTTCCGAATGTTCCCAGCTTGCCTTGTCGCTAATCTGTATCCCGTCAGAATCGCTCATAAAGCTATTTCCATATAGCGCCTGAGTTCCGGGTCCACATCGTAGCGCGATCCTTCATGGGACAAACGGACCAGTGCTGCCCGGTCCAGCCCCCGGATTGCGGTAGACGATCCCCGGTTCCAGAACCACGCAGAAAGGAAGTCCAAACTGCGGACCCGTGCGCCCCCTTCCTGGGAATTAAGCACCACGCCGTCCCCAACCAGCCCCGCAACATGGGAAGCCGCCCCGGTTTTCCCGTCAACAAAAAACGCCGCCCTGATACCGTCAGGTGAAGGGCGCTGTGCCGTAAACACCCGCTTGTACAAATCATCCGCAGTAGTCCTGATAAAGTGCCCGGTAGCCGCAAGCAAAGCCAGGCACACTGCGCCGGAACAGTCCGACGATTCCGGGTTTTCCTTCCCCCAGCCGTAGGGCGAATTAAACTGCAATAGCAGAAAGTAGATAAACTTCTCCGCCTCTGTCATCCGGTCAAACTGACGCTGTTCGTTCTCAAAAACCCTGTCCCATTTAATACCCATCATTTAGCTCCATGCCGAAAAAAATTGACAATAATACTCACCGCCAGCGCCGCCCCCGCAATAAGCACGCTCACCGTAGCCTTCAAATCCCCCCTCCGTTCTTTCTCCTGTTTTTCCAGCTTTTCAACCCGCCCCATCACATGAACCTTAAACTCCCGCAGTTCCCCTTTCAGTTCCCGCATTTCCGCAATGGTATCAACCAACAGCCGCTGTAATTCCTCGCCCATACAAACCCCCTAATTCCTGCTATTCTTCCATAATCCTGAACGCCGCCACAAACGCCGCATCCCGCTTATACCGCAGAGAAAAGGCATTAACCGTCCCCTGCACTGTTTCACCATTGGCTTTGATTTGCACCGTTGCGCCGACCCGCCCATGAAACAAAGCCCGGTGGGTCTTGACCGTAAACTCCCGCCGCTCCTGCAAGCGATCCGCAAGTTCCCGGGCCGCCCAGTCCTCGTATTGAGGGCGCCCATTAACCACATCTTCTGAAAAATAGGAGCCCGTAACATTCAGCGCACAAGTTCCCTGCAAATCAACCGCATTGCTGTCCCGCAAGAAGCAGGAGCGGTTCAGGTCCAGCACAATAGACCGCCCATGAATCGAAGCAATTACCAGATCCCCTTCTTTCCGTTTCTCAACTTCAATAGTAATGTACGCCCGGTCGTGCCTGGTAGTAACATCGTAGTGGGAATACGCAAATGAACAGCCGTCAAACATCAGCCGTTCCGTAGCTTCTTCCACCGTATCTATATTGTCAGCATATAGAACCGCCCGCTCATTTCCCTTTTCATCCCGGACCCGGTACTTTGCTTCATATTCTCCAAGCACAATACTCCGCAGGTTTATTAACCGGAACGGATAAAAATCCGTCATCCCATCATCATACAGCACTGGAGGGTCCGTATACCGCCAGATTTCCTGTTTTTCCAGAACCACCGGCATATTGATTTTAAGCCGCACCGTATTCCGGTACCGCTCCGCCCGCGCCGTTTTCCGCAGATAAAAAATATCCCTCCCGGAAAAAATATAGGAAGCGGAACCCTCCGGGTTTCCATCGTCAGCAGTATCCGGTTCCGCCTGGTAGGGCGAATGGGCAAAGACCAGGGGCTTCTCAACCGGGCATTCCAGGTGGCACCGATACGCCGTGGCCAGTTCAGACAGTTCTGCCCAGATATTTTTGGTTAATTTCACATAGGGCAGGGCAATAGGAATAGTTGCGCAGTCAATATCCGCCGCCTCAATCCCCGCCCGCTTCGCAATCAAATGAACCAATGATTTTTCCGGCTGTGTTTTGTCGCACACAACCGAGTAGGTAAAAACCTCATGCTGGGTCCAGTCCCGGCTCTCGTCAGACCGCCGCAGAAACACTGAACGGTCCCCCAGAGCCAGCCGCACCAACCGCCGCCGCCCCGGCCCCCGAATATCCTGGAACCCCTTATGGTCCACATACAGGACAAAACGCTGAAACCAGGGCAAGCCCTCACCCAGGGAAAAACTAACCCGCACTTCCCGGCCCGCCCCATTGCCGCTATAGGCATAGTTCCCAGAGGTGTTATCCAGCAGCAGTTCCCCCCGTGCCGTAGTCCCCCCGGCAGTTTCCTTGAGCCCAAAAAACGAAGCTTCAATAATATCCCGTTCAGATACGGTTTCAAAAACCCCATTCCCGGCAAAATCAAGGCTAACCCGTACCCGGACCGCCGCCATCCCCTTGTCAATCGCCTCTTTCAAAGAATCATCGACCGTATAAAACCTCATTCGATAACCCCTTCTTCGGTGTTATAAACCTCAGCCGAAAAACTCCCCGTACAGTAATACCGCAGTGGTCCGATAAGCGCATCAGCAGCATTAACCGCCGTTTCGTCAGCCATCAGCGCCAGCCGCGAAAGGGAAAGCCGGAACGCCCCGTACATACAGTGGACATAATGATCATTCAGTAATTGTGCGGTAATTTCCAAAGACTCAATAAGCGGAGGCAGTTCCCCCGTTTCTCCCAGAACTCGGTGTATCCATACCTCCGTTTGCGTCCCACCTGCCCTGCGGACAGCAATAGTCAGCCCATAGATATTCTTTTGCTCAATGCCGTTTATCCGGTAGCTAACCCTGTCTTCATTAAAGCGTTCTCCCCCGCACACCGCCGCCTTTTCCAGATATGGATACGGAACCGGCGGCATATCCCCGGCAATATCCAGTTTCAGCTTGATCAAGGAAGCTTGCTTCCATTCGTTCCTCATAACCCGCAGTTCAAACCCCCGGACCCGGCACCCTTCATACAATGTCCGCACCGCCCCCCGGTCCTGTATCAGGTCAAAGCTCAGGCCGCTTTCCATAGGCACCAGGCATACCGGATGGCAGTATAAAACCCGTGTCCCGCTCACATACACCGGAAGGCCGGCCCGCCCCAGGGCCAGCGCAAAAAGCAGCGGCGCCGTCCCGATGGAAAGGGGCGTAACCACGCACCCCGTACCCCCCCGGCTCACCCGGATAGCCCCGCAGTTTCCATCCCCTTCGATAGCCGCTTCTTCTTTCAATAGAGATACCGCTTCCCGGATCGTTTCCTCCGCGTAGGGCAGCCCCAATTCCCGGTACCCTGTTTTCAGGGTGATACCGCAGTCCCGTCCCTGTACGTTCATACCGTTATTCCCTCCACCGTAACCCGCAGGGTAACAATCAGTTCCCAGCAGTCCCCGCAGTACGGTTTCTTTGGGGGCACATATTTTTTCCCGGTTATAACCGCCCGGTCCGCCACGCCCCCCAGGGTAGGGTCCTCCGCCAGGGCCGTGCTAATCGCCGCCCCATACGCATAGACATCCCGTTCGCTGTCAGGCGTTTTCGGCACTTCCAGACTTAAGGTCAGCGCATACGCATCCACCCGGATAATCCGTTCCTTCTCTGACTGCTCATATTCCGCAAGCCGCAGGATCGGCACAGCAGAAAAGCCACCCAGGGGAACGCCAAACTCTATAGGGGGAATCTGAAATTCCGCTTCCCCCAGCAGTTCATTGACCCGCCCGGTCAGCATCTCTTTAATTCTTTGCAGAATAATTTCCTCTCTATATTTCACTCGACCCTCCCCATTCCTCATTGTTAAATTATCCTCCGTTGATACGGCTCCAAAAGTTCCTTAGCCCGCTCCGGCATCTTCGCTTCCAAAAACTCCCCGTTCATTCTTTGGCCCCCGCTGCCCCCTGCTACCCCAACCTTCTTCCCCCGGAACCGCGCCATGTTCCATACCGCCAGTTCAAGGCAAGCAGAAGCCAGGTCCGCCGGGGCATCTGTGGGCTTATACCCCGCCACATACCGTACCCGTACCGAAAACGGTGACGAAACCACTCCCGGCCGAATTTCCAGGCAAAACGGAATATCCTCCCCAACCCCGCACTGCGGTATGCAGTGGAACAATTCAGGATCAATGTCCTCAACGGGTTTCCAGGGCCTGTATTTTTGAGCCTCTAAAATTTTCCGTACCGGGTATTGCTTGAGCGGTACAAACGGATCGTCCGAATATTCATGTATTTCCGTCAGTTTGCTTATCAGAAGCCGCCGCCTGCAATATTGCTCTATGCTGTAGGTGGCGGTTACAAGACAGTACCGGGAGAGGGCATCGTCCCGGTCATCAATGCCGAGGATCTCCTTAAAGTCCGCAAGGGAGATCAGTGAATGAAAGGAACCTGCGGTTCCCATTGTTTGGTTTTCCATGAAATCAGGATAAAACGGCTTTCAACAACTGGATATTTCACAAAGGTAACTTTTTGGGGGAAATTTGGCCTAAAAGGTGACGGGCATTATTTTCACTTCGGTGTAGGTAGCCGTAATCAGAACATAGCGGGTCAGGGCATCCTCCCGGTCGTCAATACCGAGCAAAGCCTTAAATTCCCCCAGAGGGACCAGGGAAAAGAGCCGTTCTTGTTTTGGTGTATTGCCCATAATGGAGAAAGGATAAGCCCGAAATTTCAGGCCAAAACATAGGGCCGCCGCCCTATCCGGAAGCTTTTAGAAACAACTTACCAGAGTTATTTCTGATTTCTATGTAATAAAAATTATTGACTTTATTGTAAACTTAATGTTATTATAGTTGAGATTAATAAAGGCAGGAAATGGCTTATGACAAATCTCGTATTATCATCCAGTTTTTTTACCTCATTTATGGAATTACCTAAGCATGCCCAGGATAAAGTTAGAGACTTTTTCGAAAAATTTTGTAAAAATCCAAATTTGCCAGGAATACGATTTAAGTCAATTAATAAACATAATGGCAAGCAATTATATTCTGTACGAATTAATGATAATTATCGTGGAATAATTTGTAAAGATGAAAATGATTCAATAATTCATCTTCTATGTGTCGATAAACATGATGACGCTTATGAATGGGCGGATAGTAAAAAACAATTAAATGGTGAACCCGCAACTATTTTATTTTATGGTAAAGATTATTATAAGGAAAATGGGATAACTTTAAAACAAGGAACAAAATTATTTGCACGTATCTCTAATAAGGACCTTCTTTATCTAGGTGTCCCACAACAGCACCTATCTCTGATAAGAGGAATTTCAGATATTAATACTTTTCAAACATTTAAAGATTTATTACCTGAAAATGTATATGCAAATTTGGAATGGCTGGCCTATGGTTATCACATAAATGATTTGCGGGAAAATGATAAAAAAATAAGATTGAAATTATTTGATTTCATTAACATACAAGTACTGCAACCATGTTTAGTTCATCCTGATTTAGATGAAGATAAAAAAGAAAGCATAAGGGATACAATAAGGATGTTGCAAAATAAAAAAACGGTAAAAGAAATAGTTGATTTTATTGATGATGCCTTAGATAGAAAAAGAGGAAAAGAAATGCATAGCGCATTAAAGGCATGTGGCTTAACAACATTTGAAGATATAGAAAGCGATATTAGGGAAATGGCATATAATACAATATAAACAGTGTCTGTATTTATATTAAGAACTTATTGGGTTTACCATACTTAAATGGAGGGTTCATGTGAAATTCTTTTTTATTTCCATTATTTCAATTTTTTTTATAGTTAGCATATATGCAGAAGGAAGTACTGACTCACAAAGTCAAGCGCTTTTATTTAAACAGAAACGAACCGAATGGGAAGGGGCTCCCGATAGTGCTGTGTTTTATGAGTGCTATTTAGTTCGATATAATAATGACAGTACAACGCTTCTTGATTTTTACTTAAAAACAGGGCAATCTAAAGATTCTATTCTTTTCGTTAGTAATGACACTTCTATGAAAATTAGAGCACAAAATGCAGAAATAATGTTAAAGGAACCTTATATAATATATAAATGTATTGTTTTTTATTCAGTCGCTATGCTGGGTGAAGCAGTAGTGAATATATTTAAGGCCGATCCTGTTAATATAAGAATCGGAATATTGTACGGAGATAAAGCATATTTTTCTGATAACCAGCGTACATGTATTGTATTAGACCAATGGCCGAATCCAACTCTTTTTACAATTTTAGACATGATAGAATATTGGGAAAAAGAATATAATGAGATAATTAGTAATTATGATAAAGGATTAGAAGAAGCAGAAACAGAACAAGAAAAATATTCACTGTTAGAAAGTAAGGCAGAATATATAAAATATTATGAAAATATTATATCACAACCATTATTGAGCCTTGAGTTATAGGGATAGAAAATATGAAAGTAAGCGTTTCACAATTCCTGTATATAGCACTACCATCTTTGGAATAAACGATGATTCTTTTTCATGCAAATTATGGCTATAAAATATAAAAAAATTATTATTTATGCATATAAAATAACAAAGGAGATAATAACATGAAATTGGAAAACAAACTTACTAAAAATAATATAAATGAAGTTATTGATAAATATTTAGAATGTTTAAAAGAAATAAATATGAATGAATTTATGGAAAAAATGTCAAAGCTAAATATCTTAGATTATTTAACTTATTTAAAACGAGATTCCTTTAACAAAGGGCCTTATCCAGATGTATCTATATTTGAAGCTTCGAATAGAATCATGACAGACATGGTAATATTAAATGGTATAAGTATTCTTTTAGAAGGAAGATATCCAAATATTAATTTTTCTGAATATATTGTTGAATATGGAAATGATAGGAATTTAGAACATGACATAAATGCTAAAGAAAATGGTTATATTTTACATGGTGAAGCTTTTAATGTAGCACCATCTTTTTTTCAAAGCAAAAAAACAAAAGCGTTGGCAAAATTAAGAAAAAATATGATCGATAATAAAACGATTTCAATATTACTATTTAATAAAGATTCTGTAAATATTAAATATAAACCAAAATTAAAAAATAGCGAGTATTTTATTCCAGTTGAAATAAATGTTAAAATATAAATTTTATAGGTAGGAATTATTATGATTATTCATAAATTAGGTTCTAGATATTATGTTTTACGTTGTATAGATTGCGGAGCAGAGGAAGAATTTTTTTCCAAAGAAGATGCAAGAAAATTTATTTATGAAGAAACAAATGGATGGATTTATGTTGAGCAAGAAGGAACATATTGTAGTTCTTGTAGAAAATCTATAAAGGTAGAAAAAACTACATATAGATTCCAATTTTCTAATGGAAAAAGTTTTTTGGAGGAAATTGAAGATCTTAAAGATCAAGGATTTGACCCTCATGATTATTAAAATTGGTCAATGCGGGTAACCTGGCACCGAAAATGTAAAGGCCAATGGATTTCATGGGTTAAATATTGTTGAGAAAAATGAGCGAGAAGTTTTTAACATAAGTTGATTTTTCATCATTGTAATATTATAGGCTGTACAGAATAATAGCCATAGTACAATTTTGTAATCTGACGCTTTTTTCATTGTCAATTTATACTACAGGCGAATTAGATAAGGAGATATAAATATGAATAAAATATTATTTTACTTTTGTTTTTTAATGTCATTTTTGATTATTATATTTTGTGGATTTAAAATTTATATCTTTCCATCAATAGGAAATTTTCCCTATGAAAATTTTAACAAAATAATATACGATATTTCTCTTGGGATTATTTCTGCTTACATATTTTATTTTGTAATAGAATATATTCCAAATATTGAAAATTCAAAAAAAGCATATAAAGTATTACATTCGCAATTTGTTGATATTAAACACAACCTAAAAAATATTGTTGGTGTTTTAAATGGTATAGTCCTTATTAAAGAAGATAATAAATTTGAGTATGATGATAATAAAATATATTTTAAAATAGAAAACGTATTTTATTATGAAAAAATAAATGAATTCATAGATTACAATATTAAATATTTATATTCTAAAATAAATAAATTAATATTTATACCAATATATAGAGATATAGATAAAAATATTTCAGATATTATTTCAAAAATAAATTCTTCTACTTTTCTTGATAACACATTAAAAAATGTCTGTAAATCAGATAGTAAAACAAGAAGTAAAACTGTGTATGGAAATGCTTTTAAGGATAATAAAAACTTTATTATTTTGTATCAAAAATTAAATAAAACAAAATCATTTTCAAAAGCGATATTAATGGAAAATGAAGAAATAGCTATATATAATGAAAGAATAAATTCTGCTAATAGTATAATAGAACAAAATTATAAAGGGATACGATATTTAAATGGGATTGGTATAGGAAAAATATAAATTGAATTAAACTACAAATTACATCACCACAGAAACCACCCCATTATCCTCGCAAGCCCGCCCATATACCAGCAGCGGCGCCTGGCCAAACTGGGGCGTCAAGGGTGACAGGCACCAGAATTTTGTAGTGTCCCTTTTCAATGAGACACTACAGATAGCGTATAGTGCATAAGGGCAACGCAAGTGCCCGGCCTGCCCGTAGCCTTGCTATGAATAATGGTTTTTTTTCCAAAATACCATTTGAAACCATCTGGACGGCATTTGAAATTTTATTTCAAGTCATTAGTATTACATTAAAAACACTGCCAGTAAAATTTCCCTATTTTTTTAAATATACTCAGAATTTATTTTACAAAATATAATGCCATGGTTATACTATATTTATCAGCATTTCAATGATTTGTTGGGGACGCCCCGTTTTATGTGGCTAACGGGGCGTCCCATTTTTCTGGGAGCAAACAGGTGCCTGTCACCATTTTTACCGGTAGTATCCTTCGCGCGAGAAAAACTAAGATAAGCGGATGTCAGGCACCCTTGCGTTGCCACCAATGTAAAATCATGCTTTATATAATTCTTTATTTAACCATTTCAATTTTTTACCAATTGGTAAACCAGACATAGGAATTTCCTTATTATTAATTTTATCTATAAATAATTCAATATATTTATCAAATGCTAGTATTATAAATTTATCATTATTAATATCGCACTTTGTTTCTAATTGCTCAATAATATTTTTACTCCATAATTTTCTGTCACTTATGCTCTTTGATCTTAATTCAACATTGTATGGTTCAATTTCATCATCACTTTCTAAAACACCATATTTTGAGGAGATAATAAAAATACGATCTGGTTTTAAAATATTTGCATATTCATAAGCTTTTTCAAAATATGATCCGTGATATAAATATTTCGCTTTTGTTTTATAGTTATTCTGAGTTTTAACACAAGACAACAAAACAATTTTCATTTAATTATCCTTTATCTATTGTAATAATCTACTATATGTTCTTTTATCAAAGAATGATAATATCCATCTTTTATTTGGATGATTATAATAAAGTAGTTCTGCTCTAGTCTTAATTTTACTTTTTACAAATTCAATTTCAATCATTTTATTTGTTTTATTACGATTGCCAGGGTCATTTACAGAAGAGTCCAGTAATTCAATAACATAAGAAAAATCACATATGTTCCAAGCAAGGCAAAGTAATGCAAAAATTTTTGTACCAGATTCTTGACCATATATCATATTTCTATGAAAAGACAAAATCAAATTATATTTTTCCCTAGTACCATATTCTTCTTTATATTCTATAGGGTGTTCGTTTATAAACTTTTCAATACCCTCTTCAATTGATTTTCCACCATAATCAATATCATAAAAAAGGTCATCTAAAACTTTACTGCCATATTGGCTGTCATACCAAATTGAAGAATAGAGTAATGAATAGGCTATCACTTTATCAGAATCAACATCCTGAGCATATAGGTTATTCATTGTCAAAAAAATTAAGCCAATTATGGATAAACATAGCATTCTCTTCATTTTTCACCTTTAAATATTTTAATGCAAAATATTGCTATTGCCTGGCACCGGTTTCGGCTGCCAAAGCCTTCCCGAGTTTCTTTTGAATAGCAACGGTATGCCATCTTTTACTTCTTAAAAATACATGACTTCAAAACATCAGATTAACAATAGGGCTTGGGGTGAAATTAGTCAAGTAAATTGGAAAAAAATACCACCAATAGGACGGTATATCCATCTAGCAGTGGGTTGGAAAGGTGACAGCCACCAAATTTGGGTTTAGACATGAAATTTGCGGGTTTCCCTTGCATACTACACAATAGTATAGTATAACGAAGCTATGACACAACTAGAGATTGGAACTTGCTCCGGTGCCAGGCACTCTTTTTATCACACCCCGACCACCCGCCCCACCTCCACCGAAACCGCCCCGTTATCCTCGCACACCCTTCCATACACCAGCAGAGGCGCCTGGTCAAACAGCAGCCGCCCATACCGCTCATACACCCCGGGAAAAATCACCGTCTCATACAGCGCCGTCTCATCCTCAAAGGTCAGAAAGCTCATAGCAAGCCCGTCCTTAGTCCAGACCTCTTTCTGCGTCACCGGCCACCCCAGAAGACAAACCTGCTGCCCAATATATTCGCCGACATACCGCCCCTTAACCCGCCGCAATCCTCTAATCTTATCCTTCCACAGCGCAAGCGGATGCAGCCCCCGCAGAAACCCCAGCGCCCGGTACTCCTCCCATAACTCCTCATCACCCGTTTTCTGCTTCACCGGAGCCGGAGCCAGTACAGCCGCCCCACCAGCCCGGTAAACAGGCGTAATCTCCGCAGCAAATAATTCATCCTGCCCCTTACGGCCCGCCCCGGTATGGGCCTTCAACAATTCCCGCGCCTGCAACGCCCTGGGCAAGCCCCCGGCAATGCCGTCAAACACCCCTGCAGGGCAGAGCGCGATCACATCATCCCTGTCCAAGCGTACCCGCCGCAAGAAATCTGCCATCGACCGGAACTCCCCGCCCTTCTCGCGCTCCGCAACAATCGCCGCCCCCCCGGAAGCAGACAGCCCCTTAACCGCCATCAGCCCCACAACAACCCGCTTCCCCATGCCGTAGTACCGCCAGCGGCTCGTATTCACATCCGGCCCTTCCACAATCAGCCCCATCCTCCGGCACTCCGCAATATACGCATGGGGCCTATAATATCCCCCCTGATTGGACAACACCGCCGCCATAAACTCACCCGGATGGTGAACCCGCAGATACGCCGACTGAAACGAAACCATCGCATAGGAAGCCGAATGGGGCTTACAAAAACTATACCCGTCAAAAGACAGCATCATTTCCCAAATCTTCTGAATCACCTCATCAGCAACACCATTCTTCCTGCACCCCTCAAAAAACTGCTTTTCATAAACAGCCAGCTTAACCCCCGCTTTCTTGGCAATAACCTTCCGCAGCTTATCCGCCTCAACTTCGTCAAACCCCGCCAGAGCCACCGCAGTTTTACTCACATCCTCCTGGTAACACAGAATCCCGTAGGTCTCGTCCAGGATATACGCCAGCCGTGGATGAAGCGGCGCCCATTCCCCGCCCTTGAGCCGCCTGACATACTCGTTAATAAACTTATTCGCCGCAGGCCGAATGATACTGGAATGAATAACAATATGAGCAAAGTCCCCAGCCCCGGTCTTTTTCTGCAACTGCCGCATAGCCGGGGACTCGATATAGAACACCCCCATGGAATCCCCACGGGCCAACGCCGCCACGGTAGGCCCATCCTCAATAGGCCGCCATGTATCCCGGTCAATGGCAATCCCCTGTTCCCCCAGATTTGCCAAGGCATCCCGTATAACCGCCAAAGACCTATTCCCCAGCAAGTCAATCTTCACAAACCCCGCGCTTTCGGTCCCATCCTTTTCCCAGCTTAAAAGAGGGTATCCATCCAGAGAACTTTCAATCGGCACATACCGGTCTATCCGTTCCGGCGTAATTACCAATCCCCCGCAGTGCATGGATAACCCACGGGGCAGCCCTTCAATTTTTTTTGCAATGCCCAGTATTTCTACCCAGAGCGGATCACTCACACCCGATTTATCCCCAAAGTGAAACAACTGTTTTTCTATTTGCGAAATCTCAGCGTCCCCAAACCCATATGCCTTTGCCGCTTCACGAAACGCCGACCGGGGCCTGAACATATTATGATTGGCCACCCGTGCGCAGTGTTCAGGCCCAAACCGCTCTATCACCCGCTTAATCAGATCGTCCCGTTCATCCCAGGCAAAGTCTACATCAATATCAGGCGGGTCAGGCCGCGCCGGATTCAGAAACCGCTCAAAATACAGCTTGTGCGCCAGGGGATCAACATTGGTAATCCCCAGGGAGTAGGACACAATAGAAGCCGCCCCCGATCCTCTCCCGCAAGTCCGGGAAGCCATGCGGACAATATCGTCCATCACGAGGAAATAGGGCGCAAACCCCTTGCTGTTGATAATCCCCAATTCATACTCAATCCGCCCCAGCTCAGCGTCCCCCAGTTCCCCATACCGGGCCGCCGCCCCTTCCAGAACCCGGCTATACAATTCCTCCCCAGGCGATAGTTCCGTTGTGTATCCGGGAAAAATCCAGTCCTCAAATAGTTCATGGTACACGCAGGCCGCGCTAATCTCTTTCGTTCCCTTCACTGCCTCAGGCCATGACCGCAGGCGCCCCTCCAGGGCCGCATCAGAAAGGAGCAAATGGCCGTCTTTTTTTACCGTGTCCCCTTCGCCCAAATTACCCACCGTTTTACCCAAGCCAATAGCCCGTAAAGCCCGGTGAACCGGGTAATCCTCTTTTTCCAAAAACAGTGCGGTATCCAGAAAGGCCAGGGGTATACCAAGCCTGCGGCAGGGGCCAATGGCCCCAAGGGAATCAGGCGTTATTGCCCCATACAAAGCCTTAGTGCGTCCTGCCAAAGCTTCTAAAATAATTTCATCCGATGAAGCCAGAATAAGCCCGGCAGAATTTTGCCGCAGCAATGATACGGGCTTGTAATTTTCCGTATCCCGGTTTCTCATGGTCAGCAGTTCGCAGAGCCGGGAATATCCCCGCCTGTCCCGGACAAAGCAATACACCAGCCCCTTATCAGGCACGGTAAGGCAAGCGCCAATAATAGGGCGCACTCCCATTTCCTTAGACTTTTCCAGAATAACCGGAAGCCCGTACAGATTATCCCGGTCAGTAAAACTAACGGTATCGGTGCCACAGGTTTTGACAGCTTGTATCAAATCCTCCGGCCTCCGCACCCCATAGAGCAAAGAGTAAGCCGAACAAAGCCCCAGCCGTTCAAGCATTAGAAACACCCGGTAAAGCCAGCGCAGGCCCCCTCCGGGAAGCCGCCAACACCGCCCCGGTAGTCAGCATAGCCAGCCCGTATTTATTCCGCACCTTATCCGCCGCTTCCTGCAATTTCCGCTGTTTTGTATCTTCCGCTATCTCGAACAAATCAGGCGACCACCCCAAAGGCCGCAGATCCCCCAGGGTCAGCGTAATACTCCGAACCCTCAGCCGCCGCACCACCGCTTTCAGGTACACCCGTTCCGCCACCCCCGCAATATCCCTATCCGTAACACAAAGCCGCCTGAGTTTTTCCTGCCCCTCCACCCGGACCCCATCAGCGTACACAATGCCCAGAGCCACCGCCCCAGCCCCCCATTTCTGCCCCCGCATTTCAATGCCCCCCGTTTCCGCCAGAAACATAAGAGCGCCCCGGATAACATCAAAATCCAGAGTATCCTCCGCAAGCTCCAAATGTTTTTCTATCCGCCGTTCCCCCAGAAAAGCCGCCACCACCGGGCTATCATCAATACCCCGCGCCGTGTCCCTGAGCCGCCTTCCATGCTTCCCGAAAAGGGCAATCGCCTCCCCGTCAGAAAGGCAAGCCAGCTCCCCAATTTCCCGCAGCCCCGTAACCGCCGCAGTCCGCAAAAGGGACGGCCCCATACCGGGAAGCAAACACAAATCCTGGTGAACCAAAAAATCCGGTTCCCCCCCGGCCTGAATCTGGATAAGCCCCATAGGCCGAATAGTCCGGGTCGCAATCTTGCCAACCAGCTTATTACCCGCCACCGCCGCCGCAGGGCGTATGCCAACCCGTTCCAGCATCTCCCGCAGAATCCGGCTCGCACAGTCCGCCGCAGGCCCGAACAGCCGGGCCGTCCCGGTCAGGTCCAAATACAAATTGCCAAATTGGTCATTCTCATAAATCGGCGCATACACCGAAGCAATCTTTTCCATTTCCCTATTCATAGCCGCATACGAAGCAGGGTCAGGCGCCAACACCGGCAAATCCCTCACCAGCCGTTCCGCCGCCGCCAATGCCATACCGGGGCTAATCCCCTCCCGCAAAGCCTCAGGCGAAAGGTCCAGAACCAGCGCCCGCCCCCCCGTAGCCCCGGCAACGACAAAAGGCCGCCCCCGGAGCGCCGTATCCTTTTGGGCCGCCACCGCCGCCCGGAACCCGATAATATTAAGATGGCAAACCGCCCGGTTTATGTTCCCCATGTTCAGCCCGATGTTTCGCCCAATCCCGCCCGTTTCAAAATTTCCAACAGCGTTTGTGCGTTCTGTACCGCCTGCCCCCGCGCATGGTTGTTAAAGTACACCAGAATTCTATCTGCCTGCACTTCAATCCGCCGTATCCGGTCAAGCCAGGCTTCAAGCTCCCGCTCATTATACAGGTAGTCATACCGGGCCACCTCATCGGACCCCCACCATGCCCCGGCATTCCGCCCATGGAGCCGGATATACGCAAAGGGCGCCGTAACCACATCCAGAGCCGGGGGCAGCTTCGCCAAATCCGGCATATCCAGCGCCACCAGCGCCGCCCCCTGTTTTCGCATACCCTCGATCATCCTCGCGGTATACCAGTCCGCCACCCGGAATTCCACCGCAAGGGGAACCCCCTGAAAACAAGAAAGCACATCCCGCAAATAGCGCCGATTCTCAGTTGTATAATGGAACGAATAGGGAAACTGGAATAAAACCGCTTCCAGCCGCCCGGCTTGCATAACCGGCTCAATGGCTTCCCGGTATGTCTCCGCCTCAGCCTTCCAGTTATTAGGGTCAATTTTATGGGTCAGGCTCTGGTGCGCCTTTGCGGAAAAGCCCAAGCCCGGCCCCCCGTCAACAAGCATTTTTGCCAAATTTACCGCCTTGGGCATGGAATAGTAGGTATAGTCCAGCTCGACCGTATTAAACCGCTCCGCATACAGGGATAGATAGCCCTCTTTTTTGGTTCCCAGGGGGTACACCGGCCCCAGCCAGTCGGTATAATAAAAGCCGCAGGTTCCTATTAAAATTTTCGCCATAATCAGCCCTACAAACCCCTTTACAAATCGGCGTATTGCCTATAAAATTCACTCATGGTGATTAAAATAATCACTTGATTTTAACTGTAGATCAGGGCAATAGAGGGTGTCAATGGAAACCGAGGAAGAACGCTATAATTTTCTTCAAAAACGCTCCGGTTTATCAAAATTGGAGTTTGCCCGGAGCCTGGGGGTCTCAAAAGAGCGGGGGTATTCCCTCTCAAAAGGCATTTACCACGCTTCTCGTGAAATCCTGGACAAATTGTCCTCCGTATATAACGTCAACCTAAACTGGTTCCTTCTGGGGGAAGGCTCCCCCTTTGAAACCGAAAAAGCCACTATCAAGCTGCTTCGTCAGGAAGCCGCCGCCGGACGGGGCCGGGAGATAGAAGACTACGCCGAGGAGGAGACCCTCAAACTCCCCCGATCCCTTATCAGCCCCTACCGCCCGGAAAACCTACAGGCCGTCTATGTCGCCGGAGACTCCATGATAGGCGAACACATCTACAATGGCGATGCGGTTATTTTTTACCCTGGCCTTACCGAAGGCAACGGCATCTATGTCCTGTCCCTGGACACCGCATTACTGGTCAAGCGGGTGTCCTTTGACAACCTCCCCCGGTCAGTCTCCCTCATCAGCGCCAACCCTGCCTATCCTCCCCGGCAGATAAGCGGGGCGGAACTGGAAAATCTGCGGATCGAGGGGCGGGTGGTTACTTGTGTCCACAAAGTTTGATAGTATAGCTCATAAGGAAGGCCATTATTGGATAAAAAACGGGGAACTATGAATAAAGAACAGCCCAGCTTAAAAGAATTTATTAAATCTACGTTGCTTGATATTAATTGTGCGGTTATAGAAGCAAAAAAAGAAGGCATTCCAATAGCATACAGACAATATAACAATGATATATTGCCAATCTTAAAAACAGTAGAATTCGATATAGCCATACAAGTATCGGAAGATGAAAGTTCAGGTAAAAATAAAGGAGCTGGCTTTGGCATTTCCGTTGTCAATTTAAATATTTCATCTGACAAGGAAAAAACTCATCTACAAAATTTGACTAATAGAATTAAATTTTCTGTGGATTTATTTTTAGGTTTAGAAAAGGAAGATAATCAAATATAACATGAACCCCTTTGAAACAGTCATCCAAAAATACCGTGACACCGCCTTCTCCGAACGGGACAAAGGCTACCGCTTTGAAAAACTCATGCAGGAATACCTCAAATCCGATCCACTCTATGCTGCTCAGTGGAGCAATGTCTGGCTATGGGGCGATTTCCCCTCCCGGAATGACTTTTCAGGCAAGGATACCGGAATAGACCTGGTTGCTCGTACCATCCACGGCGATTATTGGGCTATCCAATGCAAATGCTTCAAAGAAGATACCCGGATCAACAAGCCGATGGTAGACACCTTTCTGTCCACCTCCGGCAAATCCTTCTACGATGTTCTGGAGCCAGGTAAAAAAGTCCGCTTCTCATGCCGCTTATGGCTTGATACCACCATAGCCGGGTTTAACCCCGAAGCCGAAAATGTCATAAAAGGACAAAGCCCCGAAGTCAAACGCCGGGGTTATTACGACCTTGTTGACGCCCCCGTAGATTGGGCCAAACTGGACAAAGGAAGTTCCGGCGAACAGGCCGTAAAAAAGCGGTACAGCCCCAAACCCCACCAGCAGACCGCCATTGATGCTACCCATAACTACCTAAAGACCAGCGACCGTGGCAAACTAATAATGGCCTGCGGAACCGGCAAGACTTTTACCAGTCTCCGTATAGCGGAAAACGAAACAGGGGGTAAAGGCTTTGTACTTTTTCTTGTCCCTTCTATTGCCCTTTTGGGCCAAACCCTCCGGGAATGGTCCGCCCAGGCACAGGAACCCATATACCCCATCTGTATTTGTTCAGACGCCCAAGTCTCAAAGACCAAAGATGATGATTCTGTCGTTGATTTAGCCTTGCCAGCTTCCACCAGCATTAAAAATATTACCCAACAATACGACCGTGCCATCGCTTCACAAAAGAAGTCAGGCGGCTTAGTGGTAGTATTTTCAACCTACCAATCCATAGACGTAATCAGCCAGGTACAGAAGTCCATAAACAAACAAAAACAAGGCTCATTTCTATTTGACCTCATTATATGTGATGAAGCCCACCGCACCACCGGCGTAACTATTTCCGGCCAGGACGAATCAGCCTTTGTAAAAGTCCACGACGACAAATTCCTCAAAAGCAAAAAACGAATCTACATGACCGCAACCCCCCGGCTTTATTCCGAATCGGCGCAGAAAAAAGCAAAAGAGGCGGATGCCCTTTTATGCTCAATGGATGATACCAAACTATATGGCGAAGAAATGTACCGTATCGGCTTTGGCGAAGCCGTAGATAAAGAATTGCTGTCCGATTATAAAGTCATCGTCTTAACCATCGAAACAGAACAGTTAAACGAAAAATTAAAAGCCTCCATTGAAAAACACAATACCAACGAAAACAAGGAAATCGAAGTAGAAGAAGCTCTAAAAATTATCGGTTGTATCAATGCCCTCTCCAAAAAATCTTTAACCGATAAAGAAATATTTGAAAACATAGACCCCCAGCCCATGCACAGCGCCGTTGCCTTCTGTCAGAACATCGCCATATCAAAGGCAACCGCCGAAGCTTTTAATGATGTAAGAGAAGCCTATTTTGAAAGCCTCACCGAAGAACAGCGCAAGGAAATTGTTACCGTAGAATCGGACCATGTTGACGGCACTATGGGAGCGCAGACCAGGGAACGGAAATTGCAATGGCTTAAATCGGCGGATACCGGAAAGCAGGATTGCCATATCCTCAATAATGTCCGCTGTCTTTCCGAAGGGGTAGATGTACCTTCCCTGGACGCCGTTATGTTCCTCTCCGCTCGGAACAGCCAGATTGATGTAGTCCAGTCCGTAGGCCGGGTAATGCGAAAGGCCCCCAATAAAAAATACGGCTATATCATTATCCCCGTGGTTGTACCGAGTACAGCGGAACCGGAAAAAATCCTTGCCTCCGACCGCTTTAATGTGGTATGGACCGTCCTTAATGCCCTCCGCGCCCATGATGACCGTTTTAACGCTACCATCAATAAAATCGAACTCAATAAAAAGAAGCCCGATAAAATCAAAGTAACCGGAACCAGCATAGGCGGGGCCGCCGTTGATGGGGATGATGACAGCGGGAGCGGCGCCACAAAGGATCGGAAACTAAAATCCGAATTCCAGAAACAAATGGAACTGGAATTCGCCCAATTCCAGGGTTATATTTATGCCAAAATGGTACAGAAATGCGGCAACCGTTTATATTGGGAACAGTGGGCCGCCGATGTTGCCAATATTGCCGAGCGGCATATCGAACAAATCACCGCCATTGTTTCCCAGCCAGGAAAGCCCAAGGACGAATTCACCCGCTATCTATCGGGCTTGCAGAAAAACATAAACCCTTCCGTATCACAAAAAGACGCTATAGAAATGCTGGCCCAGCACATCATCACCCAGCCGGTATTTGAAGCCCTTTTTGAGGATTATTCTTTTGTCAAAAACAACCCCGTATCCCAATCCATGCAGGGTATTATCAATGTCCTTAATGAAAAAACAACCAAAGAGGACAGCGAGCAGCTTGACCGCTTCTATGTATCTGTCCGCAAACGTGCCGAAGGTTTAGACAATGGCGAAGCCAAACAGAGGGTAATCAGCGATCTTTACGATAAGTTTTTCCGTACCGCCTTCCCACTGGTAACTGAAAAATTGGGGATAGTGTATACCCCGGTGGAAATTGTAGATTTTATTATTCACAGCGTCGAGGATGTTTTACAAAAAGAATTCTCTCGCAGCCTATCCGACGAAAATGTCCATATCCTTGACCCCTTCACGGGGACCGGGACCTTTATAACCCGCCTGCTCCAAAGCGGCATAATCCGCCCGGAAGATTTAGAACGGAAGTATAACAAGGAAATCCACGCCAACGAAATAATGCTATTGGCCTATTATATCGCTTCAATTAACATTGAGAATGTGTACCATGATTTATTAAAATCCATTGACCCCTATAATGAAGCATTTTTAGAGCCTATTAAGGAATTAGCCGTTGCAGATTCCGGGGCAAAAGCCAAAATTAAGAAATTCCCAAAAAAAGCGGCTAATCAGGGGTACACAGCTTTTAACGGTATTTGCCTTACCGATACGTTCCAGTTAGGGGAGACAAAAGAAGGCGAAGACCTCTTTAGTGAGATATTTCCTCAAAATTCACGCAGAGTGCAGGAACAACAGAAAACACCGTTACGAGTAATTATTGGTAACCCACCTTATTCAGTAGGGCAAAAGTCTGCTAATGATAACGCGCAGAATCAGCATTACCCAAAACTTGAAGCAAGGATAGCAAATACTTATGCCGCAAATTCTAACGCAACTAATAAGAATTCTCTATATGATTCTTACATAAAAGCCTTCCGTTGGAGTACAGACAGATTGAAGGTTCAAGATGGAGGAGTTATCGCCTTTATTACTAATAGTGGCTGGATCGAGAAAGGTGGTGGTTTAGATGGTATGCGGAAATGTTTAGAAGATGAATTTTCATCAATCTATATTTTTAATTTGCGAGGAGCAATTAAAGGCAGAAGCGGCGAATTAGCAAAACGAGAAGGGCAGAATGTTTTTAATATTTTAACAGGTGTTGCAATAACGATTTTAGTGAAAAAGAAATCTGATATAAACACCAAAGCAACAATCTATTATCGTGATATTGGTGAATATATTAACCGCAAAGAAAAACTTGATATACTAAATAAAGAGAAAACGATATTAGATAGAATAGCAGAATCAGAAATATTGAAACCTAATATACAAAGTGACTGGATATTACAAAGAGGAAATTTATTCTCAACATATATTCCATTAGAGCCATTTAAAAAACTTGATGCAGCTTCAAAAAGTTTTTTCGTTTTATATTCCAATGGTGTGAGTACAAATCGTGATCCGTGGTCTTATAATTCATCAAAAGAAATATTAATTAAGAATATGCGCTCTCATGTTCGATTTTATAACCAACAAGTTGATGAATATAAAACTGCATTGCAAAATAATTCTTCATTGAGTATAGATGATTTTAAAAATAATTCAACTGATAAAATTAAATGGTCAAGTAGTCTTGAAAATAATTTGAAAAACCTGAAAAAGGCTAAATTCGATGTTAACAATATTGTAATATCAACATATAGAACTTTTTTTCAACAATATCTTTATTATGGCGATAAAATGGTACATCGGCCAGGGCAATTTGATCAGTTCTGTCCAAATATTGATACAAAATATTATATTATTTGTGTTCCCGCCATTGGCAACAGAGGAGACTTCTCAACTATAATGACGAATAACATTACTGATTTACATATTTCATCAGATGGTACTCAATGTTTTCCCCTTTATTGGTATGAAAAGAAAAATAAGGTTCAAGGTGGATTATTTGAAAATGTAGAGGATGAATATATTCGCCATGACGCTATTTCAGACTTTATTTTAGAACAGGCTAAAACCCGCTATGGAAACCGGGTAACAAAAGAGGATATTTTCTATTATGTCTATGGTATTCTCCATAGCCTGGAATATCGCAAAATCTTCGCCAACGACCTTAAAAAAATGCTCCCCCGGCTTCCATTAGCAAAAAAGCCTCATGATTTTTGGGAATTTAGCAAAGCCGGAAAAAAACTTGCGGATCTTCATCTAGCTTATGAGGATCAGAAGAAACCCACCGAGGTTAAAGTAACAGGGACAGAGAAAAGAGATTTTATAGTCAACAAAATGGAATTCGCTAAAAAGGATAAGAAGGAACAGAAAGATACTATTATCTATAATGCCCATATAACAATTTCTAACATCCCCGCTAAAGCCTATGAATATGTGGTAAATGGAAAATCCGCTATCGAATGGATAATGGAACGCTACGCCGTAACCACCCACAAGGAGAGCGGTATAACCAATAATCCCAATGACTGGGCTGCGGAGCATGGGGATCCTCGATATATACTGGATTTGTTGTTATCGGTTATTACCGTCAGCGTAAATACGATTGATATTGTGAATGGATTGCCAACGGTAGAGTTTCAAATTTGAATTTACATATATCAAAAATTAACATTGTCAGTAGGTTTGCCTAAATGCCAGATTTAACACACCTTGTTAAAGAAGAAGAAAACCGCAAATTTATACTCACCACCAAGAAACATGGAAATATCCAATTTGATACTTTTTTAGTATGGCGCATAGAATTAGTTTTAGAAAAAGAAAAAGATATTGAAAATATTCCATCAAAATTATTTTGCCTTAATGTTGCCAAATATTTTTTGCTTGATTTCAACGGCTTAAAAATTGATAAGGATTATTATAGAAAAATTAAGGATTTATCTGAAATAAAATTAATCCTGGATGATAATGAAATGCTTAATTTTACAGAATTACTCATAAAAAACAATATTGATGCTATAGAACCGTATGAGATTCAAGATAAACCGGGTGTAAAAGATGATTTCGATATAATTAAACAATATTTTGTTGATGAAAAAAACCGATATGATGCGCTAGTAAAAAGTATGACGGGATTTTTAAATATAAATCTTACGCCCAAGATATTCTCCAACCTTAACGCAATATCAAAATTAACTAACATTAGTTCTATGCTTAATCACCCAGGTATTGACGCAATATCAAAATTATCTAGCGTTAATCCCGCCTTTATATCTTCAAGTCTGGATGAATTATCAAAAACAATTGATATTAAACCTTTACCTATACCCATAACAGAATCTGTAAAAATACCAGAAATTCATGACTATAAATTAGATACTCTTAGGGATATAGAAAAAACCATCCATTCTTTTATTGAAAAATACGAAAACAATGTCTTACTTAACAATGAAATTATAAAACTATCAAATGGAATTTTAGAGGATGTAAATAGAAATATCAAATCACAAATAGATACTGCTGAAAAAAACAGCAAAGAAGCAAAATCGCAAAGTAATTTGGCAATTACAATTTCATTAATTGCTTTACTCATATCTTTTATTTTCGGTGGTATTCAAACATATTTAACGTATAAGTCAAATGTTCAAATTGATATATTAAATATTGGCATTCAAAATTTAAATAACTCAATTAGTACCAATAATGAGTTATATCAAAATATTAAGGAAAATTTACATCAAACGAATGAATATCTTGAATCTTTACCGGAAGACCTGAATAAAACAAATAGAATTTTAGAATCTTTGCCAAATAAAATAATACAATATATACAACCTAAAGACTAGGTTAAAAAGGTGACTGGTACACACAAATTAAATATAAAATGCAATGCAAGAGTGACAGGCACCAGTTAGAGGGGGGAAGTCTCCCCCCCACGCTCCAAACCTGCGGTTTTCCGCTCCCCCCCTCAGCGGGGGGTACCCCCGCAACGCCCCCATGGCAGGCAACGCAGGGGTGCCAGGCACCGGAAATGCCTAGTGTCCCTCGCGCGAGGGACACTACCAGTATCATAGTGTTATTTTTCATTTCAAAGTACCAGGCACCAAAAATCCTAGAGGTAAAGCAAAGGAAAAATCAGCTCTGTTAATTTAATTGAAATTATACAAGGCGTTTTATGAGGGATAACTACGAATACATAGACCCCAATTATATCTATACCTGGGGCAGGAAGCACTTATATGCTTTTCAAATATAAATAACTATATTGGTATCTTCCGAAAACTGAAAATTGATAAAATAAAAAAACCTAAACTATTTTTCATACTCCCATAGCCGCAATTTCCCCATCACATTCATAATCGGTTTTTCATACAAAACAGCCTTGTCAAAAATCCAATGGAAACAGGAAGGCTCAGCAAATTCATCTTTCGAATCATCGATAATATCGGCCAGCTCAGCCTCCCCGACAATACATTGGCTAGGCATAATAAACCCATATTTCTTGGCAGCATTTTTTGCTTCTTCTACAGGCATTTTATAAGTAAGTTTCTCGCCCAAACCATATTGCGTAACTATCTCATTTAAAAACTGAATATACCCTCTAAAAGAATCCGGGGCATCTTTAGGCAGAGGATCATACCCATAATATTTAAGATGGTATTTAGTAAAAACATCCGGCATATACTTTAATTCCGGCCATGCAAGAGGCTTGCCCGAAGCGTGAATAAGCAGCTTCCCCCGGTATTTAGTATCCCAAGTCCTATTTTCAACAGTTTTTATCCCTCTGCAAACAAGCGTAGCATACGGCTGCCGTATCGATAAAACTTTCATAGAAAGATTATAAAACATCAGCAGAAATGATTCAAGCAATTATAAATACTGTTAATCTATACCGCCCCCCGTTCCTTCCCACCCCAGCCCAGCCCAGCCGCATTATTATCACCCCCTAAACAGGGGGTACCCCCGCAAGCCCCCATAAGTCGGAAGAAATTACTACGTAATTTCAAAAACATTTACCTTCGTCCTCCGCCGCCCTTACCCGTTCCATAGGGGTACTCATTCCGTAAGCCCCTTTGGCATGGCCCTCGCCTATGCGCCGGTGAGCGGCGCGCAAGGGCCACGCCAACCCCCTACGGGGGTCGGGTCATCTTTCCCAGCCGCATACCGGGAAATTTACCCGCTCCACCCGCCACCTTTTCTAAAACTAACGTTCACAGTAGCCATCACCCCATTTTGCTGCGGCCGATGGCTATTTTGTTTTTCCCCTCGGGGGGAGCCATGGGGGCGGGGTTTGTGAGCCCCCATGGCCCCCCCCTCTACAGGGGAAAAACAATGGGGGGGTCTGGGGGTAGCGGTGGGTTATCCCATCCACTATCTGTCTGGGTTCATAGAGGGGTTTTGCTATGCGTAGTTACTTTCTAGCTTCAGTTCTGGTTTTCCCTTGCCACCATAACAGAGTCCATTGCTGTCCCTCTGTCTCTTCGGCCAGGGCTTCCATTTTGCCGCCCCCAAGCCTTTCTGCCTTCGGAAACTACTACACCCTAAAACGGTATTTCCACAGCAGAACTGCCGCCCAGCAGTGGGCTGCCCAGGTAGTTGCCGCCCACACTGTGGGCACGGATGGGCAGCTCTCTTTGCTCTAGGTTTCTATACCCCGGCCCTGGCTGCCGGGGGTTATTACTTTTTTGAGAGGTATTCATATGAACGAATACGACGATTTGACCATGGCCGGGATAAATGCCCGCAGAGCACCGCCCCCTTCCACCGCATTAAACACCCGGAAAAAAGCAGCCCCAGCCTTTAAGCCCTATACGCCACAGTTTTCCGAGACTGCTACCGTCACGGTCCGCCGCCTTGCTTGGGCATTAGGCTGCAGTATGCCCGCCACAGTAAACCACCTGGTAGAGCTATTGCCATCACTCTATGCAGCAGAAACAGTCTGCTCCCATTGCCAGGACAAGGAAAAATGTAGCCTCTGTTCCTTCAAAACAGCCGCGCCTACACCGCTAAAAGATTTTATTTACTTATAGGATCCTTCCCCCCGGCCCTAGCGCCGGGGGCTATATCATTTTTTCAGGAGCTTTATATATGAAAATTGATTTTGAAATAACCAACGAACTAGCAACCATCATCCCCCGCAGCCAGTTACTGGTGACCGCCGCCAATCCCGAAAGCTATGCCGAGCCAATAGAACGGCTTGCAAGACAGCTTGAAAAATGCCCCAGGCTTTACGAGACAAACGGAAAAGACGAGCACCCCGCCATTTTCCATTACTTCTACGGCGGAACCGATATTTTTATCTGCGAGTACGACCGGGAAGATACCATGTTCGGCTATACCATTCTGAATAATGACCTTGTAAATTCAGAATGGGGCTATACCAGCGTTTCCGAAATCTGCCGTATAGCCCCCTTGAATATTGATTATTGGTTTGAAGAACAGACCATCGAAACCGCCCTATACCAGCGTAATCCTGATTATTTTAAAAAGCCTAAATCATTGGACTAACAAAAAAGCCCCCGGACATAACCGGGGGCTTTTCTTTCTTACGCTCTAGTTTTCAAAACAACCATATTCCCCCTCGGCCTGGTCACCAAAAACCCGTCCCGCTTGCGGAACCGCAGGAACAGTTCTCCATACTCCATTGATTCCGTGGTCCCGTCAAACTTCTTGATTTCAATACCTTTCCTGTTGCCATGCTGGATCCTCTTGGGATTCATGAAGATAGCAAAGGGGGTGTCGTTTTCAATCGCCCCATGCTGGGGCAGGATGGACACTTCATGATAGGGATACAAGTCCAGCTTGCCCGGCATAGCCTCAGTAGGATGCCGCCAAATCGGGCGCCCATCAGCATCTTCAATATTGGCGATATGGTTCAGGACTGTTTCATGCAAGAACCAAGCGCAGTCCTTCCGTTCCTCCGCAGGAACTCTATACACCGCATCCCGAAAGTCTTTCCAGGTCAGCGCGTTGATATCCGCCCCGGCAATCTCGACTTCCTCTGTCCCATCAGCCGCCAGCGCCCCGGTAAAGGGATCATCGTCAGCCAGGAGGCATTGACGGTCAAACTCCTGCCCATACACTTCGGTAAACTCATCGATGAACATGGCGCCCAGGTCAGTAAAGACATCCTCCTCAAATTCGTCAAACCAGGGAATGAACCCCGCCAGGGTATAGGCTTTAAGCTCAACGCGCTGCGCCCCTTGGGGCTTGCTCCCGGTAATCTGCTGCCCGTAAGCGGTTAGCCAATGAAGCTGCACCCCGCCCCGGTCCCGTGTCGGCAGAAAGATTGACGGCCCCATCATCGGGCGGTGACGCACCAGGGGCATCATCACCGATTTTTTTGCGGCATCCTGCATAATCTCGTTTTCATAAATCGGATTGATAAGGTATTGGTCATTGGTTGCCATGTTCCCCATCGGCGAGCCAAGGGCTGCTTTCTCATTGACGTTCCAGCCCTTCTCCCCCCATGACACATCCCGGGGATTCGTCCAGTTGTCAGCCTTGAGGTTCGGGGTAAAGGACAGTTCCGCCAAGGCCCCATGGTTCCCTGTCCAGGCCGCCGCCAGGGCTTTGCCCAACCGGTACTGCAATTCCTTCCGGGTCAGCTCCCGGGGATTTGCCGCCTGCCCCTTGAGTTCCCCCCGTAGCTCCTTGACCGTGCTTTTCAGAGCTTCCGTTTCCTGCAAATGCCCTACCGCAACCGCTTCCAGGGCTTTGACAATATCCTCCAGCAGCTCCTCTTTTTCCCGGAAATAGTCCGCCGCCTTCTCCTGGTCCCGGAACCCAGCCGCCTCGATTTTCTGCATATCCGCCAGCTTTTTTTTAATCGCTTTAATCAGTTCGTCCATACCACACTCCCAATAAAATAGTAATACTGTCAAAGGAGCAGCCAGGCTGACAGCCGGGCGCCCCCTGGTTACCCCTGAATAAGCCCGCCCAGGAATTGCCGGGAAGCCTGCAAATCAAGCGCCACCGGGCCGCCTTCCGCCGGGGAAGCTTTGGCCAGAGCTGCCTTCGCCAGCGCCCAGGGATTCGCCGGGACATTGCACACGCTGAATTCCAAAAGTTCCTGCTTGCGAAAAATCAGCGTAGTCCCATCCTCCGCATCCTTCTTTGAAGGAATCTCGATTTCCAGTACCCGGAACCCCACGGACCCTGCCCTGATAACCCCGGCCTTTACCCGTTCCCCGATACCCCAGCCAAAAGCGTCATAGTCCCTGTCATTAAAGATGATGGACCCGTGCAGCCCCTTGCCATCGGCATACAGCCCATCGGCCCGGCCAATCGCCGGGATGTCGTATTTGTGCGCCCACTGAATCACCGGGTTTTGCATAAACTGTTTATAGTCCCAGCCCGCAGGGTCAATGCGTTCGTCAAAGCGGTCAAGGTCAAAGGTACTGAATGTCCAGGCCACGCCAGAGGCAGTGTCCTGGACATCCCCCGTTTGAAGCGCCAGGACAAAGGGTGCCGCCGCAATCACCTCCAAACCGGATTCAACATTCCTGATTCCTCCCTCATCCTTCCCCATTCCCAATTCCCCCCGCAGAAACGCAAGCAGCCCCGCCCGGTCCCGCACCGCAATTTCCCCGCCCTTATTCCTCAGAATCACCATACACCCCCGTGTCCATCATGTTCCCGCCTTCCCCGAAAGCGGCCTTCAGCACTTCTTCCAGGCTCACATAGCCCATATACAAGGCAAACAATAAAAGCTGCACCGCATTTTTTATCCCGCACTTTTTGTAAATCCGGCTCTTGTAGTTCTTCACGGTCTCATAGGTCAGATGCAGGAGCCCGCCAATCTCCCCAGCCGTTTTTCCCCGGCTCAACAGGCACATCAGTTCCCGGTCCTGCATGGTCAAGCCCTGCTGCTTAAGTTCCCCCAGGCGATAGTCAGAAAAATGCTGTAAAGCCCCGGTTTCAGCTATTTCTTCCGGAAAGTATTCTTTCCCCTCAAGCAGTTTCCGGCAGCCCTTCAAACAGGCCTCAGGCCCATCCCGGTAATTCAAGTACCCCGCCGCCCCCAGGTTGTAGAAACGCTCCACTTCCTGGCACACCGCCTTCTCAAAACTGAAAATCGCAAACCGGGCCCGCTCGCTTTTCCCCTTCAAAACCGCCATTAGATACGGCGTAGCAATGTCCGCAAAATTCGATTCCAGAAACACCAGCCGCGCCTGAAACCGTTTTATTTTTTCCTTCAAATCCTCCAAACCAGAAGCAAGCAGCACCGGCTCATTACGGGTCAGCTGCTCGATATTTTTGCGAATATATTCTGCAATCGGTACCGAAGTACTCGCCACAATAATATTATTCGCCATGCCCTTCCCCGGAAGCACCACCGGACTGCAAATCCACCGGTACCAGGTTTTTAGGCCGGTACCACTTATTGCCCCAGGGCTTGGGATCCTTCCCGCGCTCTTTCAGAACATCATTGATAGTCTTGAGCCCCGCATTGATCTCCGCAATATCCCGGCTGCTCTGGGCATCTTCGCTTTCCTGCAATTCAGGGATATCCCAGAGATCAAATTTCCCGGTTTCCTGTAGCCCCAGGCGGATAAAAAACTGTGTTTCCAGTATGCTTTCAAATTGCCGCAGGGCAGGGATAAGGGTGTATTTCCAGAACGCAGCGTGCTGCTCCTGGGTATCCTTGCCGGAAAGGGACGTAGACTTGTCATTGATATTGGCAACCCGTGGAGGGATGCCGTATTTAGCCAGAATAGTGTAGAGGTTCCAGCGTTTCAGCTCGAACAGTTTTATAACTTCCGGGGTAAAGGCAAGGGGCTCAAAACTGGTCCCCTTGCCCAGCACCGCAATTTTCCGGTTAGCCCGAACCGCCCCGTATTTGCTTTCCCAGCGCTTTTCAAGGGCGTCAGCTTCCTCCGGGCGGATAGCCTGGTCAGTTTTCAGAATCCCCATAGGGACAGCGTTATTTTTAAGCAGCTGGCTATTAGCTTTGTTGGCAAAATAGTCTTGCTCCAGCTCCAGGGCCAGAGCCGCCAGCGGATTAACACCCCGAACCGGGTTCCAGGGGTTCCAGTCCCGGAAATGGATAAGTTCATCCCGCAGAATAGGTATCAGATCGGTATCAGTCTGATAAAACCACCGCCTGTTTACTTTTTGAAATGGATCACATACGCCCCCCGCCGCACTGTCCTCATGCCGCACCCTTCTCGGATCAAGAATATAGATCTCATGCGGCAGCCCACCCCCGTACTCGGGACCAAACCACCAGAATGCCTCGCCTTCCAGGTACCACCAGGCAGCCGTTTCCTTCCAGAGATCGTACCGGCTCATAAGCCGGTTCGGCCTCCTGAACAGATCAAACAGCCGCCCGCCCTTTACATCGTTCCCCCCCCGCACAATAACAAAATCTGCCCGTGCAATATTGCGGACTAAAATACCAACCGCAATATTCACCCAGGCATTGTGCAAATACCCATTGCCAGAATATATAGTACTATAGTTATCATAATTGTCAAGAAAATTTTCTTTCTCCATGCACTGAGCCGCCATGCCACGAGTTTTCTGTTTGCTAAAAAAGAAATCCCATAGTTTCATTGCGCGATAATCCCCTGCTGGACATCAGAGAACACCGCATAGCGCAAGGCATCCATAAAGTGGTCATTAAGCTTTATGATTTCCCCCGCCTCATCCCGGCAGTAGTCCCAAATCTCCGAAAGAACGCCAGTACAGCTATCAGCAACAAAAAACTGACTCCGCTCAATCTTTGCGTTAATAAAGTCAATCCCGCTTTCAACACTGTTATTAGCCTTAGTTCCATTCGTAATCTCCTGAATCCGCTCTCCCCCAGCCGGATCGCAGTAAACCGGAAAATCGAGATACTCATACCTGCCATCAGCGATACTGTCAAACCAATGGCGTGATTTTAGCTCCTCGTTAAACGATTTCGTGGTCATATTAAAAGCGCCGTAATCGGCTAGCACAAAAATTGCGCCATTCACCCACCCAATTTTTACATTCGTAATATTGAGCCCAAAATCCTGGCCCGCAGCAACCCGGTCATATTCAGCAGGCATATCCGCCGCTTTCAGAATCATGGTCTCGTCAAACAGTTCGTAGATAACCCCCTCGGCCTTAACCCAAGACCCATCCCGGAACCGTGCCCGCTGTTTTTCTGGCAGCGCATCCAGCACATCGGAAATATAGTCATCGGGCAAATGCTCCCGGTTATCAGCCGGGTTAAGCAGCATGGAAGCGTACAGCTCCGGCCGGGCCAGCGGTTCACCGTTCAAAAACTGCTGCTTGCGAATGAAAATCCTATACGCCCAATGGAGCGGCGAGCCTGGGTTGCAGTCGTAGAGAAACAAATTCCGGCACCCAGGAACCCGCATAGCCAGCCGTGAATACGCCGTAGTAACCGCAATATAGCTAAGCTGTGAAATCTCGTTAAAATAAATCGTGTTGTATTCATGCCCCAGAATCTTGTCCGCCTGCTCCCGGTCCCCCAGTCCGCCAATCCAGATTTCAGACCCGTTAAAAAGGGTAATCATGCTTTCATGGGCCAGATAGCTGTAGCGGCTGCTGCCCACCGTATTCGAAAGTGCAGGCAAAAGCGTTTCCCGCAGCACCGAGGACCGCGCATCCTTGGCCCGGTACCGACAAATCAAATGCCGGGACCCCGCAAAGCGGATCGCCCGGTAGACAATCACCATCACCAGGACCGTAGTCTTGCCCGACCGGGACCCGCCAAACAGCAGAATATGTTTCGCCCCGCCCTTAACCAGTTTGATAGCTTGCCGCTGAACCGCAGTAGGGTTAAACACCGCCATACTCAAAGCCCCTCAAACTCAGGGAGAAAGGTAATCTGCCCGTTTTTATCGACCGACCCCTCCGGCTTATCCTTCCCAGCCGTAATCCCCGCAGCTTCCCGCTCTGCCCGGATCGCCGTGGAAACCCACTCCGTTACGGTTCCCTGCGCCAGGTCCGCCGGGTCCATCAGGTCCAGCTTCTTGCTCACCACCTGCAGCATTTTCCCCGTAACCGCCCGGTGGACCTTCCCCTGCTCCTCGATAGTTTTTCGCAGCTCCGCCTGTTTCAGCTTGTCCAGGTACCCGTCATAATCCGCCGCCCGTTCCCGCCACCGGAACGCCGCCGCCCAGCCCCGCCAGACCCGATACTTCTTGCCCTGTTTCGTTTCGTCCTTCTCGGAGACCTCCACAGCTTTACGGATATTCCGCTCCGGCCCAAAGTCCCGAAACGCACAGAACGCCGCATAGGCCACAGCACTTTCCCCGGCCAGCCGTTCCCAGGACTCAAAGGGCATAACTACCGCCTGTACTTCCTCGATGACCTTATTTATGTCCGTCATCACCGGCCCCCTTGGAAATGCACTCCGCTTCCAGCCCGGTAAACAGTTCCGGATTTCTTTCAGCCTCCCCCTTCCCGGAACGGATGCCCGCCGCATCCCCGCCTTTCATGCCCCCGTTAATCCATGCCGCAATTTCAGAAGGCCGGAACCGCAAACCGCCCCCAATCTTGATAAAGGGAATCGTTTCTTTCAGTACAAACTTGCGGATCGTGCAAACCTTGAATTGGGTAATCCGTGCCACATCATGCACCGTCATCAGGTCCTCGATGACCGTCACCTTTTCCGCCCACACCGTTTTGTCTTTATCCATGCCCCCACTTTCGCCCGGAATTCGCCTATTGGATATTTCACAAAGGTAATTTTTTGCCGAGTTTTTGACGTGGAAGCAAAAAAAACGCCCCTGGGAAACCAGGGACGTTCACAAACCTTTTTATAAATCCTAGACAGCGCCGGCACTATTCTCCGTTACATTACGCTCCTTGCATTCTTCCCACTTCTTCCTGTTCACCACCTCGGCAATAGCCGAGAAATCAACCCGCTCAAGCCACACCATAGGATCGCCTATTTCACCCGTTTCCGAAGGCACCACCACATTAAGCACCTGGATATTGACCGCCCCATCCTGCATTGAGCCCGGAGCCGGTATCTGCGCGGGGAACTTGCCGACTGAAGTCGGCGTTGCAAGTGGCGCGGGGACAGGCATCCCCGGTTTCTGGTCCAGCATTTTTTCCTGCGCCGCGCGCACATCCGTAAACTTGGAGCCGTCGAAATGGGTATACCGCTCTTTCGTTTTCTTGTTAAGATGGCCCGTCATAGCCATCACCTTATCATCGGTAATATTTTCGGTTAGGAGAAAGGTGTTGAAAAAATGCCGCCAGCCGTGCATATGAAGGTTCCGTTTTCTCTGCACATCCCGGGCAATCCCTGCCTTTTCCAGTGCCCGGTGGTACTCAATAGTTACACAAGCCCGTGATATCGGCTGTGGGGCATTGGGCCTCCAAACGAAAATAAACCCATCCCCATTTTTCGCAATAAGCTCCCGCAGCTCATCCTCAACGCCCGCCGGAATAGTAATATACCGGGGCCTTTTTGTCTTAACATTCCGGTAGCCCAGACTGTCAAACTGTTTCCTAACATAGATATACCCGTTACACACATACTTAGCCTTCAGCCCCAGCAGTTCCCCTATCCGCATACCCGTGCAAGCCGCTAGCATATTCAGCACATAGTACAGTTTTTTGCTCCAAACCGTTTCCCAGTTTTCAGGAAACAACAGCTTCACTTCTTCCGGGGTAAGAATAGTCATATCTTCCTGGTACTCATCATCTCCATCATCCTGGTTTTTGTCTGAACCGAGCTTCTCAACCAAATCAAACGGGTTGGAAGGGATAAGGCGTAATTTCCTATGGGCGTAGGTCAGCATGGTCCTGAAAATGTTGTAGGCATTATTGGCGGTAGACTTTTTTAAACCCTTGCCCACCAGAGCAAGCAGCCAGTTATCGATCATGACATCGGTAATCAGATCAATGCGGCTCTTTTCAAAATAAGGCAAAATATACTGTTTCAGGTTATACGAAGCAGTATCAAGATACCGTTGGGTAAGACTATTCCGGGCGTTACGGCTCTTGGTATACCGGCAGGTCTCGAAATCCCACCACCCCTGGGAAAACTCCCCAAAGGTCGGTACTGGCTCTTTTTCCGGCAGCAGCTTCCCCGCCTTCAAAAGCTGGTTGCAAAACTCCCTTGCCGCTGTTTTGGTCGTTTTCCCCGTGGAATGGCCGCACAGCCGTTTTCCCGCCTCGTCATAGACCTGATAATAAAAGACCACCCCCGCCGGTGTCTTCCGCTGGTACAGTGAATAAGACTCTCTTACTCGCAT